AGCTACAGAATCTGTAGAAATTCCTCAAGAGAATCAAGAGGCATCAAACGACTCAGGCGGAGATGATGAACTTGATAAATACACCCGTGGTGTAAGCAAAAGAATAAACAAGTTAAACGAAAGAATTCGTTTGGCTGAAGAAAGAGCTTCACAAGCGGAAAGCAAATATTATTCACTGGCTAGTGAATACAACACAGTAAAAACCAAAGCATCAGCATTGGATAAAAGTTACACGGATGAATATGAAAATCGTGTAAAGTCTCAAAGGCAACAAGCAGAAGACTTGTATAAAAAAGCTAGAGAAACCAACGATGCTGAACTTGAGCTTAAAAGCGTTGAATTATTGAACAAAGTATCCCTTGAAGAAGAAAGGGTCAGATTGGCAAAAATGCAACAAGAACAACAAAGCTTTCAAGCGGATTATTCTGTGCAACAACCAACACAACAAAGTGTTCCAAACAACCAAACTTCAGTGTATGATAAACCCAAGCCTGACTCGAAAGCGTTAGCTTGGGCAGAGAAGAACGATTGGTTCCAAAAAGACAGAGTAAAAACTTACACTGCTATGGGAATTCATGAAGACCTCGAAGCTGAAGGTTACGATGGCTCTAGTGAAGAGTATTACGAAGAGTTAGACAACAGATTAAAAAAGGTTTACCCTGAATTGGGTCAACTAAACGACAGCAAAGGAGCCAACTCATCTGTGCAGAGAGTAGCTTCAGCTTCTACTGGAAGCCGTCAAAAAGCACAAGGGAAGAGAAGCGGAATTAGAATCAATTCTAACCATGCTTCTGTTAAAAGCAACTTAAAGCCTTATGGCATGAGTAACGAAGAGTGGCTCAAGCGTGTAGGCAAAGAGATGATGAAAATAGAAGGAGCAAAATAATGGATTTAGATGCGATTGATAATGTAACCCGTACATCTCGTGATGAAGAGCAACACGATAAAAAAGCTAGAAGAAAGCCTTGGCAACCTGCAAGGATGTTAGAGACTCCACCCGCACCCGAGGGTTATCAATACCGTTGGATTAGGGCAGAGTATGTAGGAGTAGAGGACAGAAACAATGTTTCTGCCCGTATGAGAGAAGGATGGGAATTTGTCCGACAAGACGAAATGCCTGATTTCCCTTTACCTACAATCGAACATGGAAGACATGCAGGTGTCATAAGCGTAGGTGGTTTGATATTGGCTAAAATACCAACAGAAACTGTTAAAGAACGGAACGAGCATTACAAGAACAGAAATGTTCAACAGAACCAAGCTCTTGATAATACAATGTTCAGTGAAGTTCAAGGCAATAACAAGTATGTGAAGTATTCTTCCGATAGAAAATCGAATGTATCATTTGGAAAAAAAAGGTAGGTAAATAATGGCGAATAAAGACGCTTCATTTGGTCTGAAACCTGTAAGAATGATGGGTGGCTCACCCTATTCAGGCGGACAAAGCCGCTATCGAATAGCAGCAAACTACGGAACTTCAATCTTTCAAGGCGACATCGTGAAACAAGTCACAGGTGGAACCGTTGAAAGAGCTGCCGCAGGCAGTGCTGTTCCCGTAGTTGGCGTATTCAATGGCTGTATGTACACAGACCCAACATCATCCGAGCAGATATTTAGCAACTATTATCCAGCAAGCACCAATGCTTCAGATATAATTGCATTTATCGTAGACGACCCTGAAACAGTATTTGAGGTTCAGGCAGACGACACTTTCCCAGTGGCTGATCTGTTTGGAAACTTTGATATTGTTGACACTAACTCAGGAAGCACCTATACAGGTATTTCAGGAGTAGAACTAGATGTCACAACAGGTGCGACAACAACAACTCTTCCTTTGAAGGCTATTGACATTTCTCAAGACCCTGACAATGAAGATGTAGCGAGTGCTAATACGAATGTATTATGCGTAATTCAAAATCATATCTGTGGTGTTAAATCCGCAGGTCTAGCATAAGGTAGGTGACAAATGGCTATAAGTAGATCGCAACTTGCGAAAGAACTAGAACCGGGTCTTAATGCTCTATTTGGACTAGAATATGACGAATACAACAGCGAATACGAAGAACTGTATTCTATAGAAGACTCTGAAAGAGCTTTTGAAGAAGAAGTGTTAGTTGTTGGATTTGGTGCTGCTCCTGTCAAGGAAGAGGGTGCAGGCGTTAACTTTGATAATGCTTCAGAAGGCTATACTGCAAGATATACACACGAAACTGTGGCTCTTGCTTTTGCATTAACTGAAGAAGCTATTGAAGATAACTTGTATGACCAATTGGGTAGAAGGTATACAAAAGCCTTGGCTCGATCCATGCAACACACTAAAGAAGTAAAAGGTGCAAATGTTTTAAACAATGCATTTGATACCAATTATGCTATTGGTGATGGTCAAACATTGATTTCTACTGCTCATCCGCTTGCGGGTGGTGGTACTGCTGCTAACAGAGCAACAACAATGGCTGATCTTAACGAAACTTCTTTAGAAGATAACATAATTGATATCTCAACTTTTGTTGATGACAGAAATCTAACTATTGCAGTTAGACCTGATAAATTGATTGTTCCACCACAATTAGTATTTGTGGCTGATAGACTGCTCAACACACCGGGCAGAGTCGGAACAGCCGATAACGACATCAACTCAATTAGAAATCAATCTTCTGTACCTAACGGTTTCTCAGTAAACCATTATCTGAACGATCCTGATGCATATTTCATTATGACATCTGTGAACTCTGATGGTGAAGGTTTAAAAATGTTCCAAAGAACTGGAATGGAAACCACTATGGAACCTGAATTCTCAACAGGTAACATTAGATACAGAGCTAGAGAAAGATACTCATTTGGTGTCTCTAACTGGCGTGGTGTCTTCGGATCACAAGGAGCTTAAGTTTCTTAAGAACCGTAAAGGGAGCTTCGGCTCCCTTTTTTTGTGTTAAAATTTTGTGATGAGATATTACCTAGAATTATTAATCAAAGCCAAAGGCTTATTGGAAACTGTTGGTCATGTATTTTTAAAAGACTCAAGCAAAAATGATGACAACAAAGAAATATACACTCACATCTACGAAGCCTTTAAACACTTAGAAGAAGCCATAAAAAAACTAACCAAGTAAATCTTGAGACCTTGGTTGATAAAGAGTATAGTTATCTAAACCGAGGTAACTCGTTGCCCCAACTGACTCGGCAGACTTACTCCAAGATGGTGCAACATATTTAGTTAGGAGCAAATTATGGCTAAATCAACTTTTTCAGGTCCAGTCAAATCATTGGCAGGATTTATTTCAGCAGGTTCAAATGCAGTTGTTAGTTTAACAGCAGATACAACCTTAACAGTAGACGATCACGCAGGAAAACTTTTGTTGTGTAATGATGCAGACGGTGCATTTACTTTACCTTCAATTGTTTCAACAACACCTAGCGATCCTACAGACCCAAACCAAACTAATAACTTAGGTGCTACTTTTACATTTTTAGTTATTACAGCAGCAACTGGCATGACTATCGTTACTGATGGTACAGATAAATTTGTTGGTGGTTTGTATACAGGTGTAGATGATGCAACAGGAAAAACTTTTATTTCTGGTGCTGCTAACGATATTATTACTTTGAATGGTTCAACTAAAGGTGGACTAGCAGGAAGTATTATTAAAGTACACGCTGCGGATACTGCTAAATACGTTGTAGAAGGAATTACTTTAGGTTCAGGAACTTTGGTAACACCATTCTCTGGTTCTTAATTTTAGGAGCTAATTATGGCAAGTAGAATTGTAGGCTCAGATGTAAAAACAGCTACCAGCACTAGCTCCGCTACTGGCGGAGCTGTTTTGCAAGCAGGCAGATCTAGATTAAGAGGTTATGTTATCGCAGGAGGAACTTCTGACGGTACCGTAACATTTAGAAATGGTTCTGTAACTGGTTCTACTCTTCTTATTGCTCCTTGCAACGCAAATGATACTGAAACAATGAACATTCCAGATTCTGGAGTTTTATTTGAAGACGGTATTCATGTTGTATTAAGCAATATAGATAGAGTTACTGTTTTTCATTCTTAGTCATGGCTGAGAAGTCATCAATATCAAGAGTAGGAACAACTGAGCCCTTTGAACTTCAAGTTTCAAGGGGCCAGATTTCCTATCATGAAACTCAATTTAAATTTGGTTTTAATGCTGATATTGATGATTCTCTTGAAACCATATGGTCAGAGGGCGGTCTTTATTCTTATTTAACATCCGCAACCGTTTTAAAAATATCTAGTGCAAGCACAGATGATGCTTCAGCAGGAACGGGTGCAAGAACAATAACCATCTCAGGATTAGACGGAAGTTATAACGAAATTAGTGAGTCTGTTACTTTAAACGGACAAACCGCAGTTAATACGACTAATTCTTTTTTGCGAGTCTTTAGAATGATTGTAGATACCGCAGGAAGCGGTGGACAAAATGCAGGAAAGATTTACGCAGGAACAGGAACAGTTACTTCAGGAGTGCCTGCAAATAAATATGGTGTAATTGATGTTGGTGATAACCAAACGCTAATGTGTTTTTGGACAGTGCCAGCAGGCTACACCGCATATTTACATCAAATAGATATCAGTATGAATACTGAGGTAGCAAACAAATTTGGTACCGTGCATTTTGTTTCAAGACCTAATGGTGGCGTATTTAATGTAAAAGATAAATTTGCTTTATCTCAAGACATTATTCATCAAGAATTTAATTACCCTATAAAATTTGAAGAAAAAACAGATTTAGAGGTAAGGGCTATAGCAAGCAGCTCAAATGCTAACCTTGCAGTTTCAGCAGGTTTAGATATTATTTATATAGCTAACGCATAATAATTATGGCAAGAACACCTCCAAAAAGACCGAAGCCCATACGCAGAACAACCAAGGGCAAAGGCGCTAATTATAGGCCTACGAAGTCCGGGGCTGGTATGACTAAAAAGGGTGTTAGAGAATATCGTAAAAAAAATCCCGGATCTAATTTAAAAACTGCTGTAACAGGAAGCGTTAAGAAAGGAAGCAAGGCGGCCAAAAGACGTAAGTCTTATTGCGCTAGATCTGCTGGTCAGCTTAAACGTAGTTCAGCTAAAACTAGAAACGATCCTAACTCAAGAATACGTCAAGCAAGACGAAGGTGGAAATGTTAAATGGCTAAAGCAAAAAGTGGTGGAAAGATATGCCCAAAAGGAAAGGCTTGGGCTAAAAGAACTTTTGATACATATCCTAGCGCATATGCAAATATGGCCGCATCTAAATATTGCAAAGATCCAAACTATGCTAAAGGATCTAAAAATAAAGTAAAAAAAATGAAAGACGGTGGTCTTG